CGTCAACTACTGCTATAAGAGTAGTGCTACCTGCAACACTTACTAAAGCTGCATGTCCAGATTGGAAGAAGTAGATGTCATTGTTAAAGCTGACTATCTTCCAGTTGTTTGCTGTAATAGAGTAACCGCCTGGAAGTGTCACTGCTGATAGAGTAGTAGTACCTGTAAATATCTTATTGTTACCAGTAGAGAATACAATTAGAGTTCCATCTCTTTTGGTGTACTCAAATACTTGCTCTATACCAGCACTAGAACCTAGAGGTGTAGCACTTGAAGTAACTACCTTTACACCTTTTCTAGCACCTATGCGTCCAAAGCTGTCAATGACTGCATTCTCTGCTATAGAAGCAAAGGAAGCATCTTGACCTACTGGAGCATCCTGAGTATTAAGACCTCTAAATCCTGGGGCACCAATGTATATGTTCTGTCTTTGCTGTGCCATTATTGTACCGTGTAGATAAATTCTTCAGGGTTCTTATATGCGTCCTGTGCAATCGCATCACTAAGATGTTTGTCAGCAATAATAAAATAATCTTGTGTAGTAGTACCACCAGTCTCACCACGTTCTCTAGCAAGTAAAGCTACAGCATGATGTATAATAGCCATAGCTGGTAGTACAGTAGAGTCTGCATCAGCAGTTAAATCAGGTTCTCTTGAGCACACATCAAAGCGTAGTGAGAACACACCGGATGGCTTAGGATATACTCTTACTTTAGTATCGTCATTAGAATCTACACCACTAAACGTGTAGGAGTCTGGAGTGCCTGAGACTTCCCCTGAGATGTAATAAGCATTGTTAAACCAGTTAGGTGTCTCATAATGCATAAAGAAGTTTGAAGTGTCGTTAATAGCACTGTATAGTTTAACACGTTCTCCTGCTCCTGTCAAGCTATATTCTGTAGTATCTGCTACCGTAGGCACAACTATAGTTTTGCGTAGGGTAGACCAAGCGTGTGAGTCCTGTACTAAACTCTTAGCGTCATTGATGTAGTCCCCTACCATCTTAGAATAAGTAGTCTGGGTAACTTCAGATACTTCATCTTCTCTAAGTCTCCTTAGTACGTTATTCATTAAACTTAGGTACGTTGTAGCCATTAAACTAATCCTCTAAATAAACCTTGTGGTGCTTGATAACCCTGTAGAGGTAACACACGTTCCTGTAACTCAGGTGCTTCATAGCGTTTAGTGTAGTCGCTAAATACTAATTCAGTTACTGATGGCTTACCTCCTGCTGCTCCTCCTGCTGCTGCTGCAAGCATGCCTGCACCTAAGCCGCCACCAGCACCTCCGCCAGTGCCATTCCCATCACCGCCCCCACTGCCGCCGCCAGAGCCACTGTCACCAGTAACATTATTACCTGTAACTGTTCCATCGGCAGCTACCCCGTCTGTAGATGAACTAGAATCTGTAGGTATCATAGGTGGAAAAATGTTATATTCTTCCTCCGGTGGAATATCTTCTGAATAAGTTTCTCCATGAAGAAGGCCTCCTCTAAAATAATCTTCTGTGTATACTTTCTCTTTACCGTATTTATCTACAACTAAGACTGAACCATCTGCATATCTTTCTAATATTTGAAAAAAAGGTTTTTCTTCTTCTTCTTCTGAACTATATGGAGAAGTTTCAGGAGCAGTATCAGCAGTACTGCCACCACCGTCAGTAGAATCTGTAGGTAATACTGGTGGAGCTATGTCTAAAGGTAGCTCTGGTTGTTCTATAGGTTCTACTGGTACAGCTACAGGCTCAGGAGCTAATGGAGGTGGAGTAACAGGAGTAACTGGAGCTTCTTCTGGCTGAGACAAAGCTGCTAAGTTAGCTAAGTCAATGTTGTATTGTTCTTCTTCTGCTTCTACAGTAGTGCCAGCAACAGAAGCAGCAATGTTGTTAATGTAAGGATTAAAGTCTGGCCCTACTCCTGTAGACCCTACCCCTGTGCTTAAACCACCACCAGAGGCTGCTAAACCAGATTGCATAATAGCTGTTTGTAGTGGAGATTGACCAATACTTAATGTAAAGTTTCCTCCAGCCCCAGTAGTTAGCGGCCCTGCACCCTTGAATAAATCATTAACATTATTAGCTACCCACTGGTCAAAATTTAGTGTGCCATTAGATCCTGGAACTGGAATTTGACCAATAGGTATACCAGCTACAAGTGCTGCTGATAAAGGATCACCTCCCATAACTGCTGCAACTGCTGCTTGTGTAGCCATGTTAGCAGCCGTAGTACCTACCGTTGTTGCTGCTGAAGCAGAAAGACCCGCGGCTGATGCTGCTGCGTTTCCTGCTCCAGAAACAGCACCAGAAATAGCTGGGCCTATAATAGTTGTCCCTAATGCCCATGCTGCTGCTGCCATTACAAAAGTTTCTAAAGGGTCAGTATCTATAGATTCAAAAGTTCTTATTTCACCAAAACTAAAGGGGTCATAAAGGTAAGTAGAACCGTCACCAGATTGTCTAACAGGTTTAACATCATACTTATGGTAAAGTGCCTGTAACATAGGGTCACTTTGATAAGCAGTCATCAAAGCATCTTGATAACTTAAACCTTGGGTAGCTTGTAAATAAGGGACTTGTTCTCGTAGAATAGGCTCTACAAAAGAATGGAATTGCTGTAGGTCTGCTTTAGAAGAAGATGAATGTGAGGTTAAATTACCTCCAAAAGAACCTAACTCTTGATTCTTAGCTTGAATGTCATATCCATAGTAAGAGCTTAAAGCTGCTGCTATGTCTCCAGTAGAAGTTAAATCTTTTACTGACAAAAAAGCTTGCGTAGTTTTATCTATAGTTGCAGGTTTGCCGTAGTCAGCTAAATAAGAAGGGGAGCTAGATTCTCTAAGATAAGTCTCTGTGTCTACTTGCATGTTATTTAGACCAAACAAATAACCTTGGTCATAAAAATTATCAACATTATCTACATCATTTATTGATGCGTAGTCTGCTCCTAAATCTAATCTATCTTTGTATTGTTCAATTCCTGTTGAAAAAACATAAGTATTACTAGGCTGACCTCCCATTCCTGGACTTACAGAATAAACAGGAACATCCATATTTATCCCTTTTAGCAGGTCAAGATCAAACCCCAGCATTTCTGGTGTTACGTCTAAACCAGAAAATCCTTCAGGTAGGCTCCAAGTAGTGTTTTCAAATATAGAAGGCTCAGCCATTACTTACCCCAAGTAGACAAGGTTTTAATACCAAAACTTGCAGCTATAGCACCGCCTAGGAAGGCTTTGTAGTAATCAGGCATAGTAGACAATACAGTAAATCCTTGTTCAACGTAGGGAACCATAGAAGGTATGAAAGCACCTATCAATGGCAAACTTAAAACTACAGCAAACCATTCATCTTTCCATGAGGTTTGTGAGGCAGCAGCTTGTTGAGTTTCCCAATCACCGTCATTTGTAATACGGCGTAACTTGGATTCATGTACAGCTTGCTTTTCAGCAGCTTTATTTTTAAGGAAAGTACCAGCTATATTAGCTATAGGGCCAATGAGAGCTTGTAACATAATACACTCCTTAAAGATAAAGCTAGGGGGCTACCGAAGCAACCCCCAGCTAAATAGTTGTTACTTAGGAACAACCAAGGTAAGACCAGCTTCAGGACGAAGTACTTGAGTACCATACAAGGTATCTGAAGTAAACAAGTTAGCAAGGAATTCTTGCTTGTACTGAGTCTGTGAACGCACACCTACCTGCTCTGCAAGAGTCAAGGCATCACGGTGACATAGTAAAGCACCTAAGCTATCTACAGTAGAAGCACTGTTAGCAGCAGCGGTTTCAACTACAGGGCAGTTAGTGCTGACAAAGATGTCAATACCATATAGCTCACCGATCTGTCCGCCACCTACTTTGCCATTGTTAACAAAGTCAGAGCTTACATAACGGTCAATGCCCATGATTGTGTTACGCACTGAAGGAGGTACAATAAAGCTACGTCCGTCCATAGGTACGTCTTCATCGTCTAGCTTCTGAATGATAGCTCTAAAGCCAGCATCAGTAAAGATGTCAGCAGGAGTTACAGTGTCAGCAGCATAGGTAGTTAAACCATTAGTTGCATCTACAAAGAACGTGCCGCCATTGTTTAAGTAAGTAGTACTAGAAGTACCAGCAGAACCAAGGCCAGTAGCCAAGCTGTGTAGGTCTGTGTCTACCTGAGTAGCTAGAGCATAGCCAGCGTCCTCTGTGTAGAACTGACGTAGTGAGCTAAGAGCTTGTACATCTGTAATGTCTTCAATCAAACGTGAGTATTCAAAGTGCTTGTTGATAGCAATCTGTACTTCGCCTTCAGTAGCATTCTGTACTGTTACTGCAACGCCTTCGGCTTTAGCATGTGCTGCGCCACGGACAGGCTTAGGAACGTGAATGGTATCACCTTTCTTGCCAGCCATAGACATCTTCTTGACTAGGTTTGCTAGTACAAGGTTCTTCTTGTATGCAGCAATAATTTCATCACTCCAGATTTCTGGGATGAAAGTAGCTGCGCTTGTGTTGTCAACGAACCCGCCTGGGGCTGGATATGTGGAATCAGTCATAATAAATATCTCCTAAGATATATAGTTATCTAACCCGTTTCTCTGCGTATGCTTGCAAGATTTCTGGTGCAAGCTGTGCGTACCGATCAGGGTCTTTTTGCATAAGGTTAATAATGTCTGCGCGTCTATAGATCTTCTTTGCAGCTTTCTCACCACTACCACGGGGATTCCCTGTGCTGGCAGCTTTAGCAGTTTGTTTACGAGCTTGTTGCTCTACTTCAGCAGTCTGTTGTACTATGTTCTGTCGCTCTTTCCAATTACTGAAAAGTTCGTCTGCGGCATCGGTGTTGTACTGTTGATCTGCTTCAACAAACAACCTAGTCCTAGTTGGGGATGCTTGAATCCATTCAGCAAACTTAGTATCCTGTAGAATAGCTTCCATCTCTGGATGCTTACTCTTTAGTTGCGCCATTGCATTGCTTTGACGATACTGGTTTGTAACAGCTTCAGCTTCCTTTATCTTAGGATGGTTCTGAATTGCTCTGTTTACAGCCTCATTAGGGTCTGTAAAGAAGTCTATTTCTTCGTCTTCTTGTTTTGGTGCTTGTTCCGGTGTGAGTTGTGTCTGGATATAAGAGTCTACAACTTTTCTCAATTCACCTACTTCAGAACTCTGACGACCTAGTAGCTTCTCAGCTTCTTGGTGCATCTGTGCTAGTTCCGATACAGATTTATTTTGATACTTATCTGGAAGCTCAGGTTCCTGTGGTTCAGGAGTTACCTGTTGTTCTTCTACTGGGGCTTCAAACTGACTTAACTGTTCTTCTACCTGCTGTTCTTCTTGCTCTTGACGCTCAACGTCTATAATCTTAGCCATTATTAACTCCGTACCTTAGTATTATGGAGAACTTTATTATAACGAAAGTACTTATGAGTATTGTTTCCGTTCATGTGCGATTTGTTGTTTCCTACGTTTAGCCCACTTGTCATGTGCATCAGGGAAGTCTCCACTAATACCTTCTAACTTAGACCTCACAGGAGATACAATACGCTTTGCGTCCAAGCCACAACTGCACCTAGAAGTTGTGACATCGGACTTTACTAAATCTTCAAACTTCTGCCCACAAGGACATCTGAAATCAAACAGCCTCATCTTCAGGCTCTCCTTCAAGAGCTTGCTGATGTGAACTATCAATCTGTGTTTCAAGATTAAAGAGTGTACCTAGGATAGCCAATTGACCTTTACGGAAGTAAAGATTATTACCATCTTCAGTAAACTCTACTGAGTTGATTTGTTCAACATTACCTCTTAAATCTGAGATTAGCTGTTTCCAGCCTTCCGATCTAAACATAGCGAAGTAATTATCAAAATATGTTTCTAACTCTTTATTCATTGTATTTTACCTTTAGTTAAAGAATACGAGATGTACTTAAAGTACCTATACATTATATCATACTTTTATGTAAATGTCAAGAGTTATTTTAATTATTTTACCAGTGAGTACATTAAGGCAAAGAAAGCTGCCGGTACTACTAACAAAGCAATGAGTATAATAACTCCTGCTTCTTTGAGTTGCCTGATCTTATCTTTCTTATTCTTAATAGCTTGGTTTATTTCTTTCTGTCTAGCAACTCTAGCGTCAGCCATAGCTTGCATAGCGTTATCCCACAAATGACCATTGCCTGATACAAGGAAAATATCCTTAACTTCAGCTAAGGTATCTGAGATTTGCTTTTGTGCAAGCTGGTGCTGTATAGCGTCAGAGGCAGACAAAGCTTGAGTATTTTTAATTTTCTGTAGATCATGCTGTGCTTCCCCTAGAGAACCAAGGAAGGAACTGATCTGCTGTATATCTGAGGTAGCTCCTGCTACTCTGTTTAGTGCTGAAGTAGCAGCGTTTACCGTACTGACAATAGCTGCTAATTCAAGTACCATTAGCGGCCCCTAGCATTCCCAG